GACTGTGACACGGCTACCAGCGGTGTGAGGCACTGCTACTGTATCTCGGAAACCTCGACCATAACTAGGAATCGTTGCCGTATTTGTAGTACGGTCAAATGAATCCACCCAGATTAGTTCATCGTCAATCTCAACTAAACCACGTGTCAATACTGTACCATCGTTTACGACAAACGTTAGATCCGTCGCTCCCATGGAGTTGGGTAGATACGTTGCCTGGTCTTGCATACCAGTGTAGCCCGTAAGGGCTAACTGAGTCTCGCCAATGACGTCAATAAATGCTGTCACGATACAATCCTCGCTGCCGCTTCTGCCTCACCGATACCATAGGTACCAGCGAGAAGGTTTAATACGCCAGGCGTATCTTCATAATAATTTTTGCCACCGTTACGGTTTGCGTAAATAGCGTTAAGTGCATCAATACCACGTGTTGTGCCATGGCCAGGAATTACAACGTCGGCCCATTTAATCGCGGCACCATTAAAATCATATTGTGGTACACCATTGACAATGGTGCCAGCAAGACGATTCAAATGATAGACCGTTGATAAGCCACCATAGTTAGCCATTTATTTATCCTTTCGTGGGGTATCGAACTTACTTATTCTTAGTTCCGCCGACGCCTTCGTATTGCCCGTATGGTGTCTTTGTTGGCTTGCCAGTAAGTTTCTCTGGTGTGCCGCCAATAGCGTTGCTTGAGCATCCACAAGATTTGCACATGTTATTTACCCTTAACTTTCTTTAGGTTTGGATTTGCTTTCTTTGCCGCTGGTGAAGCCTTACGAGTAGCAGAGGCTAGAATCGCTCCTGCGTTTTTCATAGGTACGCCAGACTTCTTTGCGATTTGCTTTTGGGCGGCTGCAAAGCCCATACCCTTTTTGGCTGCTGCCATTAGATTGCTCCCGTTTCTTTCATCACCGAAGCGGTTTGCTTGGTAATCTTTGTTGCCGCTGGCATTGATTCTGCGTTGTAAGCAACGCCCAGTTTGTCACTTGCGGCCTTAGCCTCGTTGACTGCCTTCATGGTTGTACCTGCTGGTTGGATGCCTTGTGAGCGAGCCTCGGCATAGGCATTAAGTTCGCCAGTCCACTTCTTGTTGGACATCATCTTGGTATGCGCCGCGTCGCCAGCGTTAAGTTCTAGCGTCATGATCTTGCAGGCAAAACAACCGTCTACATACTCGGTATGGTTTTGATGTTTCGATAGAATCTCGGCAATGATAAAAGGTCTATCGCTTACTGCGTCACAATTCATGCAGCCATAGGCTGTAGGGATTGAGTCATACTTTTCGTTTAGTCCCCAACTTATTACTTTTCCCACGTGCTGGCATTCGCTCATTTAGATGCTTCTCCAAAAATTGTATGTTACGCTCGATACGTTCTTGTTCAGGGCCATTGGCCTTAGCGGCTTCTTTAGCAAAAGTTAGCGCTTCTTCAACATGTCCAAGGTTGTTAGCACTGACGGCTGCAAAGTCGTAGGCTTTCCAATCCCAGATGGCAGATTCGTAGCAGTAGTGGATTGAACGTGGTAAGTCCAGAACTGCGAGAGAGGCGTCTAAACACCGTTGCCACTCCTTCTTTCGGTAGGCGTCAATCGCCACACCGTAGTGTGGCTCACCTTCCGTTGGAAGAATCTCTACACCCTTGTTATAGTAGAAGGTGGCATTATCGCTATCACCCAGTTGATGATATGATTCGCCCATCCATCTACAGACGGCTGCGGATTCAACATCCCAACCGCCAAGTTCAAGTTTGCGCTTACCAGCGTCAACAACATCTTGCCATAACTCGTTGAAGTAATACTCTCGGCACATGTATGTCCACATGCGCGGATCGTCAGGATGTTCCTTAACGGATAACTTCAAGATGTCTAGGTACTGCTTGCGAGACTTGCTATTATCTGGCTGATGCTTGATAACCGCATCTAGTATTGAAACTATCTTTGGCTCACTGTCGCCGTAGTAAAGTTGAATCTCATGGCATGGATACTTCCAGTACCAACCGTGACGATTGTGTAATCTATCTCGTTGCCATGTCTGGCCTGTATCCATCGTAATCCAACCAATAGTTGCATCAGATTTCCAGCCTTTGCGGACCTTGTCAAAGAATCCAGGTTGCGGAACTTCGTCTAGATCTAAGATGACACAAACATCTGCGTCTGCTGGCACCAAAGCCAGCGCCGCATTTCTAGCGGCATCAAACCGCCAGGGCTTGATACTGATGTCGTACACCGTTGCGCCTAGTTCCCTAAGCCTATCTGGCGTACCATCAGTAGAACCTGTGTCTGCTACTACGATGTAATCTGCGCCTTTGCAGGCTTCCATGTAACGTTCTACATGTTTAGCCTCGTTAAGGCTAATGGAGTAAACTGCTATCTTGGTCATACCGCTATTGTAGCATACCTATGCTAAGTGTGAAACAATAAGCCAGGCGTAAACTGATTTTGAATTTGTCCGTAATCCAAATCACCCCAGACTACCCAAAGGTCAGTAGCCAACTTCTTGGCAATAGCCCATGAGTTAACAACCCTTAACTTGGGTGAGGCTGTAGCAGTACCCACTGAAAGGATGGTAGTGGTACCAGGAGTAACGGCCGAAATGGTAGGCTGGCCAGCACCAGTAATCCAAACGAAGATCAACTCTGTGCCTGTTTGATAGGCAACAGAAGCGTTAGTTGGAATGGTTACTGAAATAGCGGCTGCGTTATTAAGGCTGACGATAGACGCCGCATCTGATAATGCTGGGGTAAATGTAGTACCCGTTTGAGCATTATAGGTTCTGCCAATGATCGGCGCACCCGAGAAGGTAGCCTGCCCAGAAAATGTTGGCGTACCCGAGAAGGTACCAGATAGTGCGCCACCAGCAATTGTTGGAGTAGTTAATGATGGTGAGGTGGCTAGAACATTTGCGCCAGTACCTGTAAGGGTAGACCCACCCATAATGCTTACTACCCATGAGGCAGCCGTCGTACCACTGGTAAGAATACATGTCAAACGCGCCGTTACGCCACCTGGCAATGAAACCACAAGGTTTGCGCCAGATGAGTTAACAGTTACTGCGCCAGATGAGTCATTTTCAATGACAAAATATTGACCAAGGGTGAGGGTAGAAGTAACTGGCAGTGTAACGGTTTGAGTAGTTGAACCAGTAAATACTTGAAGTGTAGTAGAGGATACAGTAAGGACTGTTGTACCAGCGGCTGTAGCGGTGGTTGTATAGCCCCATGTGCCAGTAGCGCCAGTATTTCCCGTATTACCAGTATTTCCCGTGTTACCCGTATTTCCTGTATTGCCTACTGCGCCAGTGTTACCAGTGTTACCAGTATTTCCAGTATTGCCCGCAACGCCCGTACCTGTATTTCCAGTATTACCCGTGGCTCCTGTATTACCCGTTGGACCTGCTACGCCCGTCGCGCCTGTGTTTCCCGTATTTCCTGTAAGACCCGTCGCTCCCGTGGAGCCAGTAGGCCCTGTCGTTCCAGTCGTACCAATGCTGCCAGTATTTCCTGTCGCTCCCGTGGCGCCGCCTGAACCAGTCGCGCCCGTAGATCCTGTGGCACCAGTTACTCCAGTAGCCCCTGTGGATCCAGTAGGCCCAGTTGTTCCTGTATTACCTGTCGCGCCAGTAGAACCTGTGGATCCTGTCGCTCCAGTGACGCCTGTTCCAGTAGAGCCTGTTGGTCCTGTAACACCAGTAGCGCCTGTGCCACCAGTGCTTCCCGTGCTTCCTGTGATAGATGGTCCAGTGACACCTTGCGCTCCTTGAATACCTTGCGGTCCGATAGGGCCTAGTTCGATAATAAGCGGTTGCGTAGAACCAACGTTATAGACGTTGGTTGATACTGGAATCTGAATGACAGATATTGAATTGACGTCAACTGACATTATTGTACCACGCTTGCAGTTACAGAAAAGTTACCAGCAAGAATTTGATATACATTAGAATTAGAATCTGTTAAATTTAGACCGTAAGTATATGTGCCTGCGGGTAATACGTTAGAGGCTGTCTGAGCCGCCGTAAGGGTAAGGGTAACTGTTCCAATGGCAGGTGTAATAACGATCTTGCCATTGGCCGTAGACAACTCTACGATAAGGTTATTGCTTACATCGCGCACTTGCATATCTACGCTATAGCCAGTAAGATTTACTGGTAGGTTATCAATGAGCCATTGTGGGGCTAAGGTGAATGTAGTACCGTTAATAACGGTAATGTTATATCTACCTGGATTCACGATGCTCCTTAAGCGACGGTAGTTATGTAAGCGCCATAACCAGCATTTGTAAGAATGGTGACTTCTGTTGGGCTGATGTTATAGATATGCCCACCGAGGTAGCAGTAGTCGGCTGCGATTGTTTCGTCTACGCCAGGTGTACGCTCAGATACAACCGCTGTGCCATAGACTAGAAGTGTGTTGCTACGCGCAATGCGAAAACGCCAGAACAAACGCCCAAAGCCCGCAGGGCCTTCTTCGACTGTAGGTGGGCTGAATTGATATGGCATTAGATTCCTTTCAAGGGTTGACAGGGGTGAGCGCGAAGCCCACCCCCACCAACTAGTTATCAAGTATTGTGGATCGAAGATGTGCTTTCGATACGTACCAATGAAGCGTCACGATAACGCTGCCATCCGAGAACGCCGTACCATCCAATAGGACGGAAACGCATCAACTTATCAACAACTGGTCCGAAGATAACGTGTGGCTCTTCAGCAACTGCTTCTGCCAATGCTTGCTTTCCAGCAACCAATGTACGGAATACGCGAGTACCACCAGTACCATAGGTGAAGGAAGTACCACCGAAGGTACCTGTCCAACCTGTAGAACCAGTACCATCGGCTGCGTTAAACAGACGTGGTGACTCAACGAACATTGCGCCTTCATAAGTTCCGATGGTGCCTGGCCAGAATTCAGCAGCGCCTGTCTCGGAATACTTATGGTCATCGCGCCATCCGCCAGAGCCAGTCTCAGAGCGAAGGTCGAATGAAACTTCTGGGTGGATACCACACCAGTAGTATTCGCCTTGACGTGGGACAGCCTTGTTGGCACGCAACTTAGCGACAGCGGTACGAACATCGCGTGACTTGAATACGTCAGTAGATGTAACCTTTGATTGGGTTGTACCATTGGTGTATGTACCAGCATATGTTGATACGAGAGAACCGCCAACTTCTGCGATTACGTTTGGTCCACCAACGAGGGTAGACAAAGCGTTAATATCGAGAGAGTCAGCCATGTTGAAGGCGATGATGTCTGCGATAGCAGGATCAACGTCTGAGAGTGAGAACAACTCCAACTTACGTGTAGCAAGTGAAGCGTTACCGTATTCGTTA